CAGATGCAGAAGTGACATGGTATAATAAAGCTCTAGAATTGGTGGTTAAAGATGCCTAAAGATAATCAGTTAGATACAAACTTACTAAAAAGTATCGTTCCCAAAAAATATGTTAAATTTATCAATAATGAATTAGTAGATGAACTAAATAAGCTTACTAATGATGAAGAATATGGTGAACAATTCCGTGAAGAGTTTTTAACCCATGTAAACGTACTTGACCAGAATTCTAACTGGAGTTTAACTAAGTATAAGAACGCTATTAAGTTCTTTGCATTGACCCAACAAGAATATTCACTAGTGGATGCGTACTGTATAGTATTTCCAGAAAGACTTAAAGCTAGGTATGCAAGAGGTGAATCTAAATTAAATATGGGTGGAGAGGCTTCTAGATTTAATTCTAGTGAGTTGGTAAATAAAATTAGACAACAAGCCCTAGTTCCACTACATTTAGTGAACCAAGGATTACTACAAAAGGCTATCAATAAACAAGCTGAGCTAATGATGCATGCCAAGAGTGAAATGGTACAGCAGAAAGCTTCTGAGACACTTATACGTGAGCTTAGACCACCAGAAACATCTAAGATAGAGTTAGACATTGGTGTTAAACCTATGGACAGTATTGCTGACCTTAGAAAAGCTACTGAAGAACTTGTAAATGCACAACATGCAAGTATTACCTCAGGGGTAAAAGTTAAAGAGATAGCAGAATCAAGGATTATAGATGCAGAGATTGAGTAAATCCTGCTCTATTTATTTCTTGGGTCAGCCAAAGGATTAATATGAGTGATAAAAAAATTAAGAAGACCGTTGAAGACTGGGTTAGTGAGGTAAATTATACAAATTATGATGCATATATACCTTCTAGCTTTGCTCTTGAATTTGTAAACTTTATTAAAATGGTCAATGGTGCTGATGGAGAAGAACATAAAACTCCAATAATGCACATGATGATGTTGGACCAGGTAGCTGGAGCTAAAGAGAATATAGCTAATCTTTGTTATCGTGGAGCAGCTAAAACTACAGTTATGGCGGAATATCTATTTTTATACCTTGCTGTATATGGTTCTATACCTGGCTTTGGTGAAGTAACTATTGCTATCTATGTATCTGACTCAATAGAGAATGGTGTAAAGAATATGCGTAAAAACTTAGAGTACCGTTGGGAGAATAGTCCGTTCTTACAAAAGTATGTACCGAAGGTTAGATTTACAGATGTTCGTTATGAATTTGAAAATATTGATGGTAAGAAACTTATTGTAAAGGGCTATGGAGCTAAAGCACTAAGTCTTGATAGTAAGTTGTTTACAGATAAAGGTATGACTACTATAGCAAACGTAAAAGTAGGTGATAAGATATTTGGAGCAGATGGCTATTTAGCAACTGTTACTAAAAAAAGTGAAGTATTTAATCGACCAATGTATCAAATTACTCTTGAAGATGGTAGAACATTAAAAGTAAGTGATGAACACATTAATAGTATTGTACATAAAACAAATGTCAATAATAAAGCTAGTTATATTAAAAAAGACTTATATACACACGAATTACTAGAGTTACCCTTGGTACATTCTAGACTACGTAAACGTAAGGGTAAACCTGATTATACGTCTAACGAAAACTTAGTATTTATTGAAAATTGTAAACCTCTTGAATATACGGAGAAACATCTACTGTTAGACCCTTATACACTAGGTTTACTCTTAGGAGATGGTTCACTAAAAAGGGATGGTAGTTGTACACTACATGGACATGTAGATGATATGAAGTTTTATAAAACACAAATACCTTATGAATTAGGTAAACCCTATATAGATAAACGTAATAATAACGTAGAGTCTATAAGTATCAAGGGTATTTCTCAGATAGCCCGAGACTTAAATATTGTTAGTCATGGAAACTTTAAACGAGTGCCTTCAGAGTATTTCTTTGGTTCAATAAAACAACGTCTTGCATTATTAGCAGGCTTATTAGACACAGATGGTACTATAGATAAACGAGGTAGAATTTCATTTACCTCTAACTCAGAAGGGTTAGTTGATGATGTTGCCAATTTGTGTAGAAGTCTTGGAGGTACAGCTAAAAAACATAACATGAATAAAGCTTTTAGAGTTGAGCTATGGTTAGAATATATACCTTTTAAATTAAAAAGAAAAGCTATAAGGTTTAAAAATAGAACTAAACATTTAGTAGCAATTAAAAGTATTATAAAAATTACTGATGAGCCTAGCCAATGTATTGCTATAGATAACGAAGAACATCAGTTCATAGCTAACGAATATTTCAGAACGCATAATACTGGGGTGCGTGGAGCTAAAGAACAAGGAAGACGTGTGGATTTAGCTATCTTAGATGACTTAATCTCAGATGATGATGCTCGTTCACCAACAGTAATTAAATCAATTGAAGATACAGTATATAAAGCTATTGATTATGCTTTACATCCTACTCGTTCTAAAGTTATCTGGTCTGGTACACCCTTTAATCAGAATGACCCCTTATATAAAGCAATTGAGTCTGGTGGTTGGTATGTTAATGTTTATCCTGTATGTGAGCATTTTGATAGTGAAACTACTGAAGAAACATTTGTGGGTGCTTGGCCAGATAGACATGACTTTAAATATGTTAAGTCTAAATATGATAAAGCTGTAGCTACGGGACAGATAGATGCATTTAATCAAGAGCTTATGCTTAGAATCATGTCTGATGAAGATAGACTTATTAAAGATACTGATATTGTGTGGTACAGTCGTTATGATGTATTAAAATATCGAAGTAATTATAACTTTTATATTACTACCGACTTTGCTACCAGTGAAAAGACTAGTGCTGACTTTAGTGTAATATCTGTATGGGCATATAATAATAATGGTGACTGGTTATGGGTAGATGGTATTGTAGAGAGACAAACAATGGATAAAAATCTTGATGACCTTTTTAGATTTGCAACTATGTACAAGCCAGATGGTGTAGGTATAGAGGTTACTGGTCAGCAGGGGGGATTTATACAATGGATTAGAGAGCAGCAGATAAGTCGTAATATCTTCTTCAAGCTTACAAGTGATGGTAACAAAGGTTCTGAAGGTATTAGACCCAATACTAATAAAATGGTTAGATTTAATACAGTGGTCCCTCTATTTAAAAATAAGAAAATCTGGTTCCCTAAAGAGTTAAAAAACTCCAAAGAAATTGAAGAAGCTATCAATGAATTACGTAACGCCAGTCCTGGCGGCTTCAAATCTAAACATGATGACTTTATAGATACAATTTCAATGTTGAGTGTGATGAATCCCTGGAAACCCTCAACAGAAGACACCTTAGAGTACAACCCTGCAGATGGGGTTTGGGAAGATACACAATTTTCCGAAGATACGAGTTACATTAATTCATATATAGTATAATTATGCTATAATTTTATTAATGATTAAACAAAGGGTATATATATGACTATACAAGACGTGATAGATGATGTTGCTAATGGGGAACTAAAGCAGCTCGCAGTCAAAACTGATGTGCCTGCTGTTCTAAGTTATATTAACTTGGGTCTAATTGAATTATATAAGCGTTTTAGTCTAAAGACTGATGAGGTTGTTATTCCTTTGTCTGGATTACAAACTATATATACTATGCCAGAGAATTTTCAAAACATAATTGAAGTAGTGAATGAAGCTGGAGATTATTACACAATTAATGATGAAGATGATGCTTTATCAATCCTTACTCCTACTTATAATACAATACAAGTACCAAATCCTGAAGACGGTGCAGCTATCTCAGTTATTTATACTGCATTACCTGACAGAGTTACTAGTGTTAATGAAACTCTACCTTTACCTTCTAGTTTATTAGATGCTCTCTATAACTATATTGGTTACAGAGGCCATGGTTCAGTTAATGGTGACCTTAAAACAGAAAACAATAGTCATTATATGAGGTTCGAAGCTAACTGTAAGAAAGCTAAAGACTTAGGTGTTATGACCTCTGACGATGTTGTGAATACAAAATTAATAGATAGAGGATTTGCATAATGAAAAGACAAAGTAGTTTTAAGGTACCTTCAAGTGAAGTATCAAGAAATATAGATAATAGCACTTATGATAACGTGAAAACAGTAGCAAGCAATATAGATGCAGTTGATAGAATAAGTGCAAGTATATCTTTATTACAAGATGTATATAATATGAATACAGAAGTAGCAACATTAGTAGATAATCTTACTACGATTAGAGCGGTACGTGATAATGAGACTAATATAAATGACTCTGTTAATGTAACAGTACCCTTATTGTTAAGTAGAATGAATATCACTAATATGATATATACAAATGGTAATCTTACTAAAATAGAATATGAAGGTACTAATAACTATGAAGATTTTAGTTATGATAGTGAGGGTAATTTAGCTAAAATTAACCATACAAAAGCAGGTGTCTTAGCAGGCACAACAACATTTAGTTATGATGAAGATGATAATTTAATTTCGTCAGTATTTACAGAAGCATAAGGAGATTAGATGGATGCAGTAAGTTATGCTCATAGTGCTAAACAAGCTAAACGTATTACTGGTTTAATGCGTATAGAAGAGACAGAACCAACTGAAGTAGAGTTAGGTACTGAATGGTATGTACCAAGTACAGGTAAGACATATAAGCGTATTAATGATGGTTCTAATGATGTATGGATAGACGTAGGAAGTAGTGGTGCTAATGCAGCTATTAAACAGAGTGAAGAATTTGTAGTAGGTACTGCAAGTGGTAATTACGATGGTAATAGTTTAAATACCTTTCCTACTCAGTATGGCTACTATACTGATTATGTACTAGCGGTATTGAATGGTAAGATATTAGCTAAAGATGATTTTACAGCTACTGATGGATATAATGTCGTATTAGCTGAAGATGCTGTTAATGGGGATATAGTTGAAGTAATAGCATTTGGCACATTTGTGGTAGCTGACCATTATACTAAAGGTGAAATAGATGCTATTAATAGTGCTCAGGATAGTGTTATAGCAGGTAAGGCTTTGCTTGGTGGTAGTGCTACTCAGAGGTTTAAAGTTGCTGATGCAGTAAACAACGACGATGCTGTAAGTAAAGAACAGTTATTAAACAGAACATTTACTGCAATTTTGAAGCTTTTAACTGTTGGGGATAATACGGATAACAAAAAAATATTATCAATAAATGGAAGCGGATACACTCCTTACATAGGTGCAGATACAGAAGCACTTATTATAGGTCACAATTCACAAATCAGAAGTATTGACTTTGAAACTAATGATATAAAAAGATTTAGAATTGAGCCAAGTGGACAAATGAGAAGCGTTTTACCAAATGGAACAACTTTATTACCTATGTTTAATGCAAGAGCTTGGGTTAATTTTGATGGAACTGGAACGGTTGCTATTCGTGCTGGTGGAAATGTATCAAGTATTACTGATAATGGAGATGGAGATTATACTGTTAATTTTATTGAAGCAATGCCTGATGCAAGTTATGCTTGTCTAACAACTTCAAGTACTCTTGATTGTGCAACTACTGCACATAGTTACACAACAACAAGTGTAAGGGTTATTCAGTTCTTAAGCGATAACAATACTTATACAGATGGCAACCCTTTTAGTGTTGCAATAATTAGATAGGAGAGGTTATGAGTAGAATAATTTACAGAAAAGAAGATAACACAGTTGGTGTTTTAATACCGTCAGATGAAGCTTTATCTTTTGCTACAATTGAGCAAATAGCAGAAAAAGATGTGCCAAATGGACTGGCTTATAAGATTGTTGATGACAATGACATTCCACAAGACAGAACATTTAGAAATGCTTGGGAGTGGGATAGTTCAATTACTCCTGACGGTTTTGGTGGAGAAAGTAATGAATTTGATAATGCACTTCTTGAAGCATATTTATCACAAAAGGAAACAGTATGATACTAATAAACCAAGATATAGCAAAACAGCAAATTAGTACAAATATAAACAATGCAATCCAAACCCACTTAGACACGCAGGCACAAAGTCTTAGATATGATAATATAAATGCTATTGGTAAGTATGTAGGATATGATAATGACTTTAGGACTGAAGCTGAAGCACTTGGTGCTTGGGTTAGTTCTTGTTGGAAAGTTGCTGGTGAGATTGAAGCAGATGTAAAAGCTGGCAATAGAGAAATGCCTACAGTTGATGAAGTATTAAATGAACTACCTAAATATAATGGAGGTGAGTAATGAGTTTTCCTGTAGGAGCTAGTGTAGGAGATAAGTACACTCTTGGTAATATACAGTATGAGTTTAATGGAACAGCCTGGGATTTAGTCGGTTCAGTAGCGGGTAATGCTGTAGAAGAATTAGAAAATAATAAATTAAATACTTCTGATTTACTTGCTGCAATTAAAGAAGTTGATGGCAGTGGTAGTGGTTTAGATGCAGACAAATTAGATGGGTTAAATAGCACACAACTTCTAAGAAGTGATGTAAATGATGAAACTATTGGGACTCTTACTGTTGGAACTACTCTTAATGTTAAAGGTTCATCAAATAGACATGTATATTTGAGAGATGAAGTAGGACATCAACGGGCTTTATTTTATCATGATGATAAAACAGACACAGCTCATTTAAGATTATATTCGCCTGATGGGAATTCTGTAATTACAGATTTAGCTTTAAAACCCTCAGGCAAATTTTCATTTAATCAATCTATTTCGATGGTTTCAGGAGCTTGGATTTTTCTTAAGGACGGGAAACATTGTATCTCAAATAATGATGGTGGAGGAAATTTTAACATTCGAGTCGGATGTTCGCCAAGTGCAAATTCAAAAATTACAGAAGATGGTTATGGTGGATATTTAGGGTTTGACCAGAGTTCGGGAACATGGTCAATAAATGCTTCGGCAACTTCACAAAATGAAGGGGATGATTTTTCATCAACAAGCTTACTGGCTTTATCAAATACTAAATGTAACTTTAAAAATCAGCCTATTTGGTTTGGACAGCAAACATCATCTTCAAAAACTTCAAATGGTTATCAAAAACTACCTAGTGGGGTTATTTTACAATGGGTTGCTTTAGTGGCTGTTGATGCTGGTGCAACGGTTACTGTCACATTTCCTATAGCATTTCCTAATGCTTCAATTACAGTACAAGCAACAAACAGAGCTGACGGGGGAAGCGATTATGCTCTTGAAACTCGAGAATATTCTAAGACACAGGTTGAGATATATAATGCGTCCAGTCATGATAGAAACGCTACATTATTTATAGTTGGTTATTAAGGAGAAATTATGAAATATGCACATTATGACGAAACAAATGGAAAGTTATTAGGTTGGTATGATAGTGAAATTCACGAAACAATACCT